GAGTAGTTGTGTATGAACCAGAAGATATTGACTGAACATATGATGTTCCAAGGGGGAATATCAGTTCTGGAACTGTTGGATTTTCTAGAATAGTATCACCAGTAATCAATCCGTTAGATTTACCAGATACATCTATAGATGCCTTTGCATTAATTGTTGCTGGATAAGATGTCTTTGTAACATTGAATATTGATTCAATATCCTTAACATTAAAATTTAATGCAACTTGTGATGTTGTATCTGGATTCACTGACCAACTACTATTTACAGTTGCAATCTTTGCGATACCATCCCATGCAGTAATCGTTCTGAAATCACCAGCATCTGTTCCATTAGTGATAGAAAGATTAACACCTACATACGCACCATTGGAAGAAGAGAACCAACTTGGTAGAGTCACAGTAGTAGATGTTGATGATACTACGTTGCCTGTCAATACACTATTCTGTAAATCGTTAACAAATAATTTGTACACGAACGTGTTTGCAGAAGTATCAGATGTACTATGGTCATATTCTAAACCACGGACATATCCAGACGCAACTAATGTTGAGTTGTATGCGTTAGCAGTAGAAATGTTTACGTTGGATGTAGAGACACAGTGGAGGTCTATTGCTTGTTCTGTGGTAATATCAAAGAATGAACCATTAGCACCACTTAAACTATTAACATAGAAGTAACTTCCATAACCCATGTAAACTGGGTCATTGGTTATTGAAGTAGTGGTTCTTGCACGATCAGTAATGATATCCAGAGGAGCTGGATTTTCTACACGGTATCCGTGAACATATGCAAGTCCTTTACCAACACTCATTACATATGTGTTGTTAGATGAATCTGCTGTGTTTAATTTTGGTGTTAGTTTGAAGTCATTAACAACATAGTCACCGTTTGTTTCATAGTCACGTTTTGCAAAGTAATCATCAATGGTTGCATATACTGAACCATCAACCATTTTGAATACACTACCATCTACTACTCTTACCAATTCAATGAAGTTTTCATCATCACCAAAAGTTAGTGGTCTTGTATCTAATGTTAATGAAATTGTATATCTATCTGCACCTGGAGCTTGATAGTTGGATGCACCTAATGCTGGATCTAATAAAGAGTTGTCGTTGATATAATCTGTAATAGTTTCGGTTATTGTTAAACCAACACGAATACTTGGTGTATTATCATATACAGATAAGATAGATGTTGAAGGTGAAACTTGTACAAAGTTACCTAGTACATAGAAAACACCTTGAGAAATAGATGCTACAGAAGATAATCCAGAAGAATTGATTGTAATTGCTTGTGCAGCAAGATTTGAATTTAAATCATATATGATATCATTATCAACAAATTGTACACCTGATTTGTAAGATAGAACTAGTGTTGGTGGGTTACCTGCACCACCAGTACCTGTAGCAACTGACACAGCAATAACTCTTGCTATAACGGTCCCAGTTGCATTTGTTACTAATTTGTTTTCAAATTGAGTAACATCAACGTTGATGTTATTATAGGTGGTTTGTAATTTGACATAATAGCAATTAAAATTGGTTGTTACTTGCCCACCAGTAACAGGTGAATTTTGCTTGAAGATATTATCAGCAAATGATGTAATCTGGTTTTGTAAAATTGTCTGAGACTGAGTTAATTCTCTAGCTTGTACAGCAAATCCAGGTTTAAACAATACACGGTGAAAGTTTTTTGCTGGATCAAAATCATCATAATACGGATCAACGTTAAAATTTATTGCCATTTTTTTTAAACCTTTGTTAGCCTCTGTATTCCATCTATATTTTGGTATTTCCAAGAATAAACAGTTTTATATTGTAAATTATTTAGTTCACAGTATTTCATTAAATCTTCTATTATTATTTTTTCTTTGTTTTCTTTACAATATAATTCCCAAGTACCCATTCTTTTTAATTTCATTTTATATTTTGTTTCATCTGAATGGGATTTTCCTTCCATTCCACTTGGATTATTTTGCAAATATTCTTTTTTCAAATCACTCATTCTTTTACGTGTTTCATCTGAATGTTGTTTCCCCAACATAGAAGTTTTTGATGACATAATAAAATTTTCATTTGCTTTAGTTCCGTACATAGGATGGTCTTTGCCTTTTAAAGCATTCTTTTTTGTTCCAATACTAATATTCTTTTTTTGTTCTTCTGTAAGTGGTTTTCTTTTTAAACCTAACATACCTTTTTTACCACCATTGTCCATATTATAACCATTTTCACCAAATGAATTATATTCTGAAATGAAATGTGGTTCCATTACGGTTAAACAGTGTTCGTGGTCCCAACTTTCATAAATTACTTCCCATTCAAAATTATCCCAACCATATTTTCTTATCGCTTTATGGAAAGCAAATGGCGAATCATATTTTAATGCAGAATGTTTATGACCACTTTTACGTTTTCTATAATTTTTAGTATAACCAATATAAATTTTACCGTTTAATTTATTCAATACTTTGTATATACATGCCATAATAATCTCCTATCTGATATAGGAGTATTTATAATAGTTTGTGAATCAATATCCCAAAACTATTTTAAACTGTTCAATGCCATCAGCACTTCTTTGTATTGCAGATCTATTTTCCATATATGAAAGATAACCTGATAGTGCTACGAAATCTGGTGGTGTATATGATAACAATGTTCTTGCACATCCAGAACTGTTTCCAAAAATAGGTGCATTTGTTATCAAACTTCCTGTTGTATTTATCACCAAAAGATTATTGGTTGCAGTATCAAAACTTAAAACTGTACCAATAAATGTTGCATTATCTATTGATGTTCCCTGATAAACAAGTTCATCATTTACAAAAACACCAAAACCACCAGCAGTGATTAAACTGGTGCTTATTTTATATATTGAACTATTTGCTGGTAATGGTGATAAACCATTAGTTGTTGGGTTTATAAGGAGACCTACTTGGTGGTATATTACGTCTGTTGGTATATATCCACTTTCTGAACCGTCAAACTCAACAGATAACATTACATGAGAGCAACCAAGTTCAGAAACTGGATCATACCCATGTCCACCTATAGGTGATGTAGTATTTGCTCCCAAAATAGCTCCAGAACCATTTGCAGATATAACAGATGCATTTGCATATGTATAGTTTGTTCCTGGATTTGTTATAATAATATCTGAAATTGATCCATTGGATACTGTTGCAGTTGCGTTTGCACTAGTACCATCTCCTGTTATAGACACTGTAATGGTGGACAACGTTGGGTTATAACCAGAACCACCACTAAAAACATTAATAACGTCAATACTTCCAGCACCAGATGAGGATTCTAATGGATTTGGTGTATTTTGACCAACTGGAACTGGTATCCAAGAAGTATCCATGAATCTGACTTTAGATGCAGTATCTACAGTAAAGATATATTTCCATTTATACCCATCAACATTCTGATAAATGTTATTGGTTTGATAAGTACCTGGTTCAAAATATGGTTCATATGTTGATGGAGTTCCACCAGAATTCCAAAGACACTTAAACACCTGATCATATCTATTCTTTACATAAAAACTGTACACCGGAAAACCATTATTATCTTGAGCAAACATATCAATATCATCTCTATAATAATCGTATGTTGCACCGGATGTCCAGTCAATCCTAGATATAACAGGAGATATGTCATTACTTGTTACTTGTTTTGCAACAAAAGCATTCTTTAAGAAGTTCTTAATTGCCTTTTGGTCTTGTGTTGGATCAGGTGGATTGGCATCATCAGGCCAATTATCAACCTTTGCAAGAACACAATACATTGAAGATAATATTTGATTTGATGGTGGTATAGTAACAACAGGTGAATAATACACCTGTTCTACGTTAGATATTTTTGCACCGTATGTTAGTAATGATTTGCTTGTCATAGTTTTATTTATTACTCAAATATTAGGTTACATTGATAATTGCAAAATTGATAACTAATGTATCCGCTGCATTTGAACCAGATGGAGTTCCATCACAGTTATTAATAACAACATTGAAACTTCCAGATGTTACTGAATTTACACATACTGCATAATTAACAGACGCACCACTTGATATATTAAGAATAATAATATCCTTGGAACTTGTTACATATGTGTTATATACAGTGAATGATGTTGCT